TATGGCCGCTAAGAAGAGGGGTCTCTATGCTAATATTCATGCCAAGCGCAAGCGGATTGCTGCTGGTAGTGGCGAGACCATGCGTAAGCCTGGATCTAAGGGTGCCCCGACGGCAGAGGCATTCCGTAAGTCCAAGAAGACTGCGAAGAAGAGGGGCAAGTAGTGGCTATCGAGCGAGGCGGTGAGAAGTTCTCGGGCTACAACAAGCCTAAGAGAACCCCCGGTCACAAGACGAAGTCCCATGCTGTCCTGGCTAAGTCAGGAGATCAGGTCAAGCTGATTCGCTTTGGCCAGCAAGGTGTCAAAGGTTCCCCCGAAGGTTCCGCCCGCAACAAGTCATTCAAGGCGAGGCACGCCAAGAACATTGCCAAGGGCAAGATGTCGGCTGCTTATTGGGCTGACAAGGTGAAGTGGTAATGTGCGCCGTTCCTAGCAAGATGTATCGCTCGGGGAAGCTCGGGAAGACCAAAGAAGGTCGCGGAATCCGCAACATTCTTCTTCCCGGTGGTGGCCTGAATGAACTCTATGAGCGCATGAAGGGTCGCCAGAACATCGAGGGAAGCCTCCGGGAAGCCAAGGAAGAGCAGCAGCGCCGCATGAACCAGCGGCCCGGTCGGGCTCCCCGTATTTAACCGCATTCAAGTCCAGGGGTATAGAAGGAACCCCTGGCGCACCTAGCTTACGAGCAGGTGCGGTGTCTGCCCCAGAGCCCGCAAGGACAACTCTGGCTGAGAACAGACCGCAACCGCAGAAGCGTAGGAATCTGTAGCTCCTTCTGCTTTTATCCACGTTTTGATAGAGGAAACTCACAATGGTTGTGAATCCCATTACCCGTCCTGGTGCCAATGACCTTGGCTCGGACAAGCAAGAACTCTTTTACAAGCTGTGGGCTGGTGAAGTCCTGACGGCTTTCCACCGGGAGAACAAGCTCCTGGGTCTGACCCGCTTGAAGACGATCTCGGGTGGCAAGTCGGCTGCGTTCCCGATCACGGGTGTCGCTTCGACGGCTTACCACGTTGCTGGTGAGTCGGTCTACGGCACGGATGATGCCCAGACCAGCACCTACCTGTCCAACATTGCGGGCAAGGAGATCGAAATCTTCGTCGATCGTCCGGTGGTCTCGGGCGTGTTCGTCCCGGAGATTGACCGCCTGATGAACTACTTTGACGAGCGGTCGATTTACACGGCGGAAGTCGGTTCGGCTCTGGCAGAGCAGATGGATAGCAATATCCTGAGCACCCTGCTGGCTTCAGCTTACGCGGACCCGGCGGCTGTGAACCCGACTGGTGTGCCGGATATGCCGGTCGCTGACAAGCGGGCCACCATCGCTTCGGAAACTGGTGACAACATCGCCACCCGCATCTTCGACATCGCCGAGCTTTTCGACGAATACAACATCCCGAAGATGGGTCGCACCTGCGTCCTGAAGCCCTCGGCTTACCACAAGCTGGCGAGCGTCACCGATCTGGTGAACAAGGACTTCACGAGCGGTGCCGGTGACACCACCAAGCGCGAGATCATGTCGGTCGCGGGCTTCAACATCGTCATGTCCAACGCCTTCAAGGGTGCTACGGACGAGACGAATGGTGGCGCGATCACCTCGCAGACTGGTGTCCGCAACGACCCTTGGGGTTCTGCGGGTGCTGGCTACCTCACGAACTGGACCAACCTGCTTGGTGCCTGCTTCGTGCCGGATGCTATGGGTACCGTCCGTCTCAAGGAGATCGGCGTGGATGCCGAGCACTCGGTCGAGCGTCGGGGTGATCTGGTCCTCAGCGATTACATCGCGGGCCACGATGTGCTTCGTCCGGATTGCGCTGCGCTCATCACGCTCTAATCCTAGTTGATTCAGGAGGCTCTCTATGGTTGTTGAAGTTCATGCTGCTGGCCCCGGCGATGAGTCGTGGCGGAGCACCCGCTTTACCGCAAAGATCAACAACCTAGAGTCCTTTGTCTATGGTCACACTGAGAACATGGACATGCCCACCATCTGCTGGGAGCAGGGGGACTCCATTGAGCACTCTTGGATCAAGTATGGTGCAGACGAGGATGTGACTCTAGTCATCGCCAAGGCAGACGGGACGGACATCTCGTCTGCCACGGTATACCCTAAGAATGCTGGTTACACCCAGCGGATCGCTCACGGATCCCTGTATCTGAAGGTCGTCCCAAATACGAGTTTGTATGTGGAGATCAACGGGGACCGTAAGCACACACTCTCAATTATAGGGCAGAGACCTAAGCCTTCACTACCGACAGACTATATCAACTGGCCGACTAGAGAGCTTACGGTATCCAATGTCGATACGGTCAACAACGTCATCACGGTGACGGACCACGGCATTCCTAGTGGCGGGTTCCAGCGTGTTGCCTTGAACAGCACGGGGGACCTGCCGACTACCAGTCAGGGGACGCTTGAGGCCAACCATGAGTTGGTGGCTGTCTACATCAACCAGCACACCCTGGCTCTGGTGGCGAACCTTGTGCCACTTCAGTTTAGCTCGGCTGGCACGGGCACCCTGAAGATGACCTTGATGGATGACGATACTGGTAGCACCATCTACTTTGGCGCTGGTATCCACCATATTGGTCGTGGATTCCGAGTCGGTGACAACACCCGCCTCTACTTTGATGAGGGCTCCATTGTTGTTGGGAGCTTGGATCTGCGCCGATATGCCGGTCAGTCTACCCCTAGTGGGATCACCCAGAATGTGGTGATTGAGGGGCCGGGGATTCTCTCAGGTCACTACAAGCGTCGTGCAGACATTGACCTAAGCGCGGGCCAGTATACAGCCCTAGTTCCCTACATTGCCATTGATGGCCGAGGCAACGATGCCAACGGGAATCGGGCATCTACGAACAACCGGATCACGGGGACTACCTTCTTCAAGCCGCCCATGTTCACCAATCAGGGTGGCATTGGGAGGTTCGATCAATACTCGTGGATTAGCCCGTGGAACTTCAATGCTGATGGTCCACAACCAGTCAACGAGGCTGACGGCGAGCTTGGCATCGTCAAAGACTGCTACATCTTTGGTGGCGATGACAGCCTCAAGATGATGCTGCGGCCCAACGGTCCCCTATATGCTACCCGTTGCACCATCATTCAGACCGGCAACTCCAGCATTCACTTTGGGGCCAACCTCTACTCAACGTGGGTTACAGATGAATACTCTGTCACCGTGGAGGACATAGATATCCTCTGGCTTTCGCTGGGGGACTCAGGCCAAGAGCAACTTATCGGTGGTGGTGGCGTCCAGCCGTCCTTGGGGAGCCGCTCGATCATCAAGGCTCTTGCGGATACCCGCGATGGTGAGACCCCTGGAGAACCGGATGAGTCTTCCTTTGGGCAGCGGCATGTTTTGATTAAGGACATCCGGATTTGGGACCCCGACACAGAAGGTCGTCCCATTGTCTTGGGGAACCTTGTGCACCCCTATAGCGCCCAAGTGGAGTCGATCAACGATCAACACGGGGACACTGGATTCTGGGTCTTTGACAACATTTGGATTGAGGGAACCCCCAGCCGCAAGTCGTATCTGGCTAGCCATGATGCGGACAACACAGCTAACAACATCACCATCCGCAACATGACTGTGGGTGGTGTCAGAGTAACCACAGAGAACCAGGATACCTTTTGGGACATCGAGTCTGACGTTTACAACGTGACGTTTGATACCCCTCAGGTGACGGACCCCTACGCAGGAGGCCAGTAATGTTGTCGGAACTGGAAGCAGTAAACACGATGCTGTCCACGGTGGGACAGTCTCCGGTCTCCAGCTTGAGCGGTGCCATCAGTCCTGATGTTGAGCTTGCCAAGCATATCCTTCGGTCGGAGAAGAAGAACACCCTGCTTCGGGGTTGGAACTTCAACCGAGAGGAGATGAAGCTGACCCCGGATGACATTGGGAAAATCCGCATCCCAGATGACACCCTACAGATTGACCTGAATCCTGATAACTACGAGTTGTTCCGGGACTACCAGATCACCCACCGGGGCGAATACCTCTACAACCGCAAGGGCAACACCTACGTCTTCAGCAAGGCGATCCCTGTGGTCATCACGCTGGACTTGGAGTGGCGCTACCTGCCTGAAGTCTGCCGCAAGTATATCGAAGCTCGGGCTGCGAGGATCTTTGGAGAGCGTCTGGATGCTGACCAGCTTCGTCAGCGTAGCGCCCAGGAGTCGGAGTATAACGCTCTGTCTGCCCTCAAGGCCCATGAACTAGAGGACTCTGACTTCACCATGCTGGCGGATTTCAACTCCCAATACATCACGCGACGGGGGCTCTAATCCATGACATCCGTGACGATCCCTATCCCCACTCTGACTGGTGGGGTCAGTTCGCAACCCGATGCCCTGCGGCTTCCCCAGCAGGCTGAGGTTTCGACCAATGCAGTCGCCACGGTGGTCGAGGGTCTCCGAAAGCGTCCCCCCTCGGAATACGCTGGGATCATCACGGGCTTCCCCTCGGGTGAGGTGGCTACTCACGTAGCTCGGGACACCAGCGGTGACTACCTGATCGCTTCGGATGGTGACACCATCAAGGTGTATGATGTCGCTGATCCAGAGAACGCCAAGACTCTACGGAACAAGAACGGTGGCATTGCTGCCACTGCGGACTTTGACTACCTGACCAGCAGTAATCCTCGGGCTGACCTGAAGTTCCTGACGCTTGGGGACTACACGGTGGTCCTGAACTCTACTCAGGTCACCGCAGAGTCCGAGGAAACTGTGGATCTCTGGGATGCCAGCATTGGTATCCTGCAAGTGAATGCTGGGGCCTACAGCACGGTCTACCGGCTGAAGGTTACGGACCCCATCAACAACCAGTTCATTGAGGTATCGCTGGAGACCTGGAGTGCTGATGGCCTAGCACCGGGTCAAACCTCAGGACAGGGCAGTGCCAGCAGTGCCGAGCAGAGCATCCGAACAAATGTTCTGGCTGAAGCCTTCTACGATTTGCTGAGGGGCCAGCCCTCTAACTACATCGGGTCAGCCCTTGTCTCTGGTGGCATGTCTACTGGACTGCCTGCCTCTGAGTGGGAAGTCAGCCTGAGTGAGAGCACCCTCAGTATCCAGCGGCTTGATGGGGCTGAGTTTGAGATGCGCCCCTCGGATACCCAGGGGGACACCTTGATGAAGACTGCCCACCGAAGTGAGCAGTTGTTCTCTGATCTCCCCATTCATGCCAAGGTCGGCATGGCCATTGAGATCCAAGGGAACCCTGAGGAAGTCGATAGTTCGTATTGGGTGGTCTTCCACGACACCCATGACACCAAGCAGATCGGCGAGTGGTCTGAGGGCTACTGGCAGGAGTCAGCCAAGCCAGGGATCCCAAGGTCATTTGATCCTGACACCATGCCCCATGTTCTGCTTCGGCAGGCCAATGGAGACTGGAGGTGGACCCCGCTAGATGGGCACTCCTACTCTGTGCTGGGCACAAGCTACACGGTCCCCAAGTGGAGCGACAGGGCCGCAGGGGACGCTGATTACACCAACAAGAACCCTAAGTTCGTTGGGAAGAAGATCAAAGACCTCTGCTTCCATGAGGGTCGCTTGGGTCTCTTGTCAGGTGACAGCCTGATCTTCTCGG